AATGGAAGCACACCTATCTGATGCCCTTGGACGGGGCGATGCGGCTCCAGGTGGAGCCCCTTCGCCGGTCATATCCGAGGCGCGTCTCCACGGCAGAAAGCGAGCGTGGCGATGATGGCGACAGAGCGGCAGCTTGTGCCGGTGCAGCCATCGGATAACGGACACGATCAAAGCCAGGCGCTCGTGCCGGTGGACAATCAGGCCCCTCCCCTGCCCCGCCGCCCGTCCGTCGTTGTCGACGCTGCCGCGCGGAAGTGGGACGAACTGATCGGCACCGCACCGCCTGGCTTCTTCGCGCCGACCGATGCGGATGCACTGGGCGCCTACTGCGTCGCGTGGGTCTTCTACATGCGGGCGGTCCAGACGCTGGCGAACGAGGGGCTGACCATCATGGGGGTCGGCAAGCGACCGGTTGCTCACCCGATGGTTGCGGTGAAGAGGGAACAGGAGAAGACGCTCGAAGCATTGGGCGATCGTCTCGGGCTCAACCCCGCAGCTCGAGCAGGCTCGAGTGGTGCCGGATGGTGGGCCGGTCGCGGCCGCTAGGGTGCCGACCCGACCGCCACCGCTGAAGAGCAAGCCGGCCAAGCGCGCACCGACTTGGACCAGCAGACAGTCGAGGCAGGCCCGCGGCTACGGCAAAGAGCACGACCGGATGCGAAAGCGCGTCCTCGCCGAGGAGCTGCTTTGCCGAGAATGCCTGAAGCACGGCCGAGTGACACCGGCCAGGATTGCCGACCACATCATCCCGAAGTCGCAGGGTGGGTCAGACGAGAGAGAGAACTACCAGGGCCTTTGCGACCCGTGCAGCTCGGCCAAGACGGCGCGGGAGGCGGCAGAAGGTCGCCGCACCGCCCGCAGGGGGTAGGGAGGGTCAAAAGTCCACGGCCGCGCGTCCCCGGGACCGGTGGGGGAAGTCTTTTATCACGCGTGCAAATTAAACATCTGGCCGCGAAAAGGTTTCGGAGGCGGGAATGAACCGAGGTCCGAAACCGCAGCCGCCCGGCGTAAAGTCGGCGCGGGGCACGTTTCAGCCGATCCGCGACAGCGGCAAAGTAGAGACGATTGTACCCGGCGACCCGCCGCAGATGCCCGACTATCTCACCCCTGAGGCCATCATGGTCTGGCAGGAGGAAATCGGCCGGGTGATGGCGGCGGGCACCACTGAAATCGATAGCGCCCTGTTCGGACGGTACTGCTCGCTTGAGGCTCTGGTGCGGACCGCATTCGGCGCGGGCGGAGAGCCGCCGCCAGCCGCTTACCTGACCGTTCTTCGCCAGCACGCCGAGCTTCTCGGCATCGCCGGCCGAAGGAGCCGGGTCGGCAAGGGGGCCAATGACCCGAGCAAAACGAGCAACCCGTTCGCCCGCAACGGCGCCCGAGCACGCTAGGGACTATGCCGGAATCGCCCTGGCCTATGCCAAGGCGGCCGTCGCCGACAAGAAGCAGCGGCGCCATTGCAAGTGGGTGAGACTGGCAGCGCAGCGGCACCTTGATGACCTGAAGCGCGCGAGGCAGGGCGACTGGGGTTATTATTTCGACCCTTGGCACGCGAACGACGTGTGCGATTTCATCGAGAAGCTGCCGCACGTGAAAGGGACGTGGGACACCCTCACGATCCGCCTGGAGCCGGCGCAGATATTCATCCTCTCGGTGGTCTTCGGCTGGCGGCGGAATGACGACGGTCTCCGCCGCTTCACGATGGTCTATGAGGAGGTGGCGCGGAAGAACGCCAAGTCGACCAAGACGGCCGGCGTCTCCCTGTACTGCCTCTGCTGTGAAGGTGAGGTCGGGCCTGAAGTGCTGGCCGTTGCCACCACGTTCGACCAGGCAAAGAAGGTATTCGAGCCGGCCAAGCGAATGGTCGAGAAGACGCCGGCGCTCCAGGAGGCGTTCGGACTGGTCCCCTGGGCCAAGTCGATCACCTGCGGAGAAAACGGTGGGTTCGTTCAGCCGCTACACGCGAAGTCAAAATCTCAGGACGGCCACAATCCACATCTCGTAACGCTGGACGAGTTTCACGCCCACCGCGACCGGGCCCTTTTCGACGTCATGCGATCCTCCTTCGGTTCGCGGAAAAATCCGCTCATGTGGGCGATCACCACAGCTGGGCCGAACATCCACGGACCCTGCTACGAGGAGCGCACCTTCGCGACGAAGGTTCTAGAGCGGACGGCGATCGCCGAGCACTATTTCGCTATCATCTACACCCTGGACCGGGCCGAGGATTACGGCGACGACCGGAAAGAGGGCGACGACCCGTTTGACGAGGCGCTGTGGATCAAGGCGAACCCGCTCCTCGGGAGCGCGGTGAGTCTCACGGAGCTGCGTCAATATGCCGCCGAGGCTAAGCAGAACCCGGCTGCCGAAGGTGAGTTCAAGACCAAGCGGTGCAACATCTGGACGGGCGCCCTCTCCGCCTGGCTGAACGTGACGCAGTGGGTTCGTTGCGGGGATCCCACGCTGACGCTGGACGATTTCATAGGGCTGGATTGCTACCTCGGCGCCGACCTCTCTAGCGTGAATGACCCCTCCGCGCTCGTTCTCGCGGCCCTGACGGACGACGATCAGCTGTTGGTGAAGCCATGGTTCTACGTGCCAGAGGCGCGGCTTGAGAGCCAAGATAGCAAGCTGAAGCATGTCACCGACCTTTACCGGCGGTGGCACGCTGACGGCCACCTAATCGCAACGCCCGGCGACTTCATCGACCACCGCGTGATCGAGGCTCAAATCCAAGAACTGAAGGAAGAGCTAGCAGTCCGGAAGGCCACCTTCGACCAGTGGACCAGCGGCCTCGCGATGGCGTCTCGGTTGAACGAAGATCACGACGACGGGAACGGCGCCTTTGCGGTGCAGCTGGCGAAGAACGCGAAGAACGTGACGGACCCGGCGCGCCAGATCGAGGCGCGGGTGAAGGCTGGACCGCATACGCTGCGGCACGACGCGAACCCAATGCTTACGTGGATGGTCGGCAACGTGGCCGTATCCCGGCGCACCGATGGCAGCATCCTCCCCAAGAGGGAGACTGAGCACAGTCCGAACAAAATCGACGGGGTGGATGCCATGATCAACGCAGTCGCTCCGATGCTCCTCCCCCCTGGCGATGAGGAAGACGACGGCGTTGAGAATTTTCTCGCCGCGATGAAGGCGTCAGCCTGATGTTCGAGTGGGTCGGATCGGCTTGGAGCTACGTCACCGGGCATCAGTACACCCAGAGGAGTGGCAAGCTCAGCGGTGCACCTGAGGACGAACCCACGCGCCGCATGATCGAATGGGGTGGGCAGGTCGGTCGGGAACGTGTGACGCCTGCCACGACGCTCGGCCTATCCACAGCGTGGGCGTGCATCGGGCTGAAGTCGCAGCTGGTCGGATCAATGGGCTGCGGCGTGTTCAGCAAGAATGCCAGCGGCGGGCGGCAAGCAGAGACTGGGCATTGGCTCTACGATCTACTCCACGAGGAGCCGAATGCTGATCAAACCGCCTCAGAATTTTGGAGCGGCCAGGTGGCGGCCCTCGACCTGTGGGGTAACGCCTATGCGGAGAAGGGCACGTTGGGCGCGCGCGTCACCTCCCTCCAGCCCCTCCGGCCCGAGCACACGAGGGTCTATCGGAGGCCAGATGGGGAGCGTGGCTACCGCTATCTCGACCGCGGCAAGCTCGAAGAGCTGCCGGCTGAGAAGGTGTTTCACCTCCGCGGCATGACCTTGGGCGGTGATGTCGGCCTCTCGGCGGTGGAATTCGGGCGCCGGACTCTGGGCACGGCTATGGCGGCCAACCGCACTGCGGGGGCCGCATTCGCGCGCGGGCTAAGGAACTCTGGCTTCATCGAAACCGGATCGAGCAACCTGAAGCCGGAGCAGCGCAAGGACCTGCGAGACGTTTTTGACGAGTTCACCGGGCCAGAAAATGAAGGCGGCGTCATGCCGCTCGAGAAGGATTTCAAGTTCGTCCCGCTGGAGATGAAGGCCGCTGACCTGGAGTTGCTGGCAAGCCGCCGCTGGGACGTGGAGGAGGTCTGCCGCTGGTTCGCCATGCTGCCCGTCCTGATCGGGCACGCGGCCCAAGGGCAGACCATGTGGGGCTCTGGAATCGAGCAGCTTCTGCTCGGCTGGCAGACGCTGCGGCTCAATCCGCTGCTAAAGAACATCGAGCAGGCGGCGAAGAAGCAACTGCTGCCGCTGGCAGAGCGCAAAAAGGTCTATCCGGAGTTCAATCGAGAAGCCGCGCTGGCCGCCGATAGCGCCGGCCGCGCCGCCCTCTACTCGGCATTCCTTCAAAACGGCGTGATGGATCGCAATGAGACCCGCAGCCGCGAAAACCTTGATCATCGTCCGGGTGGCGAGTTCCTGACGGTGCAGGCCAATCTCGTCCGTTTGGACCAGCTCGGGCAACAGAATGCAGCCTCGTCCGAGCAGCAGCTGCGCTCCGCGCTGATGGCGATGCTGGGCGTCAACGGCGGCGACATCGAGGCGCTGATTGAAGCCAAGGTCCGGTCGATGATCGGCCACAACGGCGGCCCGCCGCTGGAGGTATGATGGACAAGACGAATCTCGGCTTCGGCCGCAAGCATACCGGTGCCCTCAAGGTCCGCGACTTCGACTTGGACGTGAAGGCTGTCGGCGACGACGGGACGTTCAACGGCTACGGCTCTGTCTTCGGCGTGGTGGACAGCTATCAGGAGATCGTCGCGCCCGGCGCCTTCGCCGAAAGCCTCGCCGAGTTGAAGGCGAAAGATCGCGCGGTGCCAGTCTTGTGGCAGCACCGCACCTCTGAGCCGATCGGCGCGTGGACCGAGTTGAGGGAGGACGAGCGGGGCCTGTTCGGCGCCGGCGAACTTCTGATCAATGAGGTGGCTCAAGCGAAAGAGGCGCATGCGCTGATGAAGCGCCGCGTCGTGACCGGCCTTTCCATCGGCTACTGGGTCCGCGCCTCCACCGTCGATGAGGTGACGGGGATCCGAACGCTGACGAGGTTGGACCTTCAGGAAATCTCCTTGGTGACGTTCCCGGCCAACGACGACGCGCGGGTTGAGGCAGTCAAGCTCAAGCTCGCCCACGGCGAGCTGCCGACAGATCGAGAGTTTGAGAAATACCTGCGGGAGGTAGGTTTCTCGAAAACGCGGGCCGCTGGGGTCGTCACCCATGGCCTGGCTGAATTGCGCCGGAGGGAGTCCGAGCGCGCCGTGACGGCGAGCCCGAGCCTGTTGGCTCTCAAGGACACCCTGGCGGGCTTCAGCCTGCCGACAATCTAAGGACCTTTCAAAATGAAGCATGTACCCGCTCCCGCCATTCTGGCGGGCTCGACCCTGCTCGGCTCCGTCCCGGTGCGCGAGTTCGGCCGCAAGGAAGGCGCTCCCGAGCGCGACGAAAAGACCATCGAGCGCGAGCTGAAGGAAACCCTCGACCGGGTGAAAACCTTCGCCGAGGGGTTCGAGACCCGCGCGAAGGCCGGCGAGGACGTGTCCAAGGAGGCCAAGGATTCGGCTGACCAGGCGCTGACTAAGCTGTCCGAGCTGCGCGGCGAAATGACCGAGCTTTCGCAGAAGCTCTCGCGCCGCGGCGTCGGCGAACCGGAGCAGCGCAAGTCGTTCGGCCAGATGGTCACCGAGCATGAGGACGTGAAGGCCTGGATCGCGGCCGGCGCCAAGGGCACTGTCGGCGTCGAGGTGAAGGCCATCACCACCGGAGGCGGCAGCGCCGGCACCCTGATCGTGCCGGATCGCCAAGCGGAGGTGGTCGACCTTCCGCGTCAGCAGATGCGGGTCCGTGACCTGCTGATGCCCGGTCGGACGGCTGGCAACCTGATCCAGTATCCGAAGCAGCTGGCCCGCACGAACGCCGCGGCCCCGGTTGCGGAGGGGACGACCAAGCCTGAGTCCGACTATACCTGGACGCAGGCGGACGCGCCGGTGCGCACGATTGCGCACTGGGTGCCGGTGTCGCGCCAGGCCATGGACGACATCCCGCAGCTGGAGTCGATGATCGACGGCGAGCTTCGCTA